TTCCAGTTGAATAAACAGCCGTAGCATCAGAGGCATCATGGCAATCCGCATACGCAGCATCACCAGTTCTTTCCCAATAACCACTTTGATTAGCTAAAATAAGTGCCATTATGGTCTCCTGAATCGTAGTATGAGCACAAGCCCTTTAGTATCAGTGCCGGCTACATCCACATCGGCTCTCAGTATATCCCCTGTTACCACATCATCCTTAGTAGTGTCTATTACTGGCTGTGTAGTAGCTGTATTGGAACCCTTCTCGTTCTCATCAACTGTAATCTCAACTGAGAGCATATCTACGCCATCAGTTAAGTTATGAATCTGAAATTTAGGAAGTCCTGAAGTAGAAGCCGTATCTACAAAAGCGTCAGCATCTATCAGAATCATCCCCTCAAACTCACTGGGAATAGGCTCAGTATCCTTCCCATCACCGGTGGTTAGAGCCGTGTCTTTATCTATAACCCGCCAGTAAAAGGTTTTTACCTGAAAGTAGTTTTCATAAACTCGGTCAGTCATAGAGTATTCTATTGAGGTTAATCTATCGTCTTGCTCTTTTTGCCATTCTTTATGCGAAACCAAGATGTCACCTATTTCCTCTGCCCACTTAGGGATAGGTTCAGCAGGATTAAAAGAAGGAACTCTCCCATCTATTCCACCCATTGGTGTTCGGACATTACTCCCAAACCCGAACCACATTTCAAACACGCCCGGCCCGCAATGTCGGTATATAGAGCGAATTCGCCCACTTGCGACAGGGAAGTTCTCCCACCTGATTGGGAATGTGTACGGAAATGGCATCTATTACTCCTATTTCTTCTTTGTTTCCCTTCTCGCCTCTGCACGGAAGGGGTCTTGCTGCTCCGCTTTCTCAATAGGTTCTAACATAGTAGCAGCGTTAATGCCAAAAGCATCTACCCCATAGGCAGTTAGTATCTTTTTTAGCCATTCAAAAGGAGCTTTCTCTAACTCTAAAGTATCTTCAGACACATGGATAACCCTGAATATATCAGTAGCGAAGGTGCTGTCCTCTAACTTTAGTGGCTTAACATCCTTATCCTCTTTAGCTTTACTGGCTACCAAATCAAAGATACCATTGAGAAAGAAGCTGAGCATATCCAGGTATGTCGCTTCAATTGTCTCAAACTGAGAGATTTCATTGCCCTGAGCATCTCTCGATGTTGGAATTAAATTACCCTTCTCATCTCTTGCCCTAACTCCCTTGCCTTCCTTATCCTCTTTCAGCTTGCGGAATGGTTTTCCGTCAACTTTGTTAAAGGGTTTTGGTATTTCAACAATAAACACTATTTCCTCCTATTGAATATTCTCATACGCTATAATTTTTGGTTTTACTCTATCCTTTAGAAAATTAAACATCTGTGTTTGTTCTGGCTCAATGAATTGTGGCAGGTTCTTGGGATTAGCTTCATCGTAAGCTAAGATAGGCACTCCACGATTTTCCTTAACCCCCTCGGACTCAACAGTGTAGTGAGCCGAGTATTGCACTTTACCATCTATCCGTTCTACCTTGAACTCCCAATCATCTTTAACAATCTTTGCCATATTAACCTCCTTAAACAGCTACCAACATTATTTTGTATGTAGCACCGTTAATTCTAACTGGTAAAGTGCGGTCAGAGGCACCGATAGCCTCCGCTACTACAGGATTCTCTTGGCTGATTGCCAAAGACCTTTCCCCTGCTGCAATTTCATAACCACCAAGACTAACTTCATTAGCTACGGCAGCAGAATCGTTGCTTTGGTCAAACCTAACACTATGGTCAAGTGTAAGAATACCAGGAGCAGCGAGTTGCATGGCTAGATTAGGAGTCCCAGAATTAACCAAGCCCCATTGAATACTGGCTGTCCTCGTAGCGTGGGTAACAACATCAGCTACGACCAACAGATAGCTCATTTCTTGCTCTGCTGTGGTTGAGGTATTACCTCTAAACGTCCAGTATGCTATCCAATCGTTGGCTGCTGGACTGGCTGAATTGGCATAGAAGGAAATTTGAGTACCAACGGCATTAGCCTGAGCGCTAACATATTTGATGACTGTATTTCCTGTGGAACGAATCTCCATATAACTGGCGCCAGCATCAACGTAGTTTGTGGCGCTAACTCCGCTAAGGACTCCACCAAGAGTAAGTCCGTTGATAGTAACTGCGGGAATAACCCAAGCTGAAGCACCCCCAGTCCAAGTCCCACCAACATTATAGAGGACAAGGTTAGGAAACGATGAGTCAAAATACAGAAACGCTTTTGAGTTCCCGCCATCGTTACCAAGCATTAGAATATCGCCATCGCTAGTTATGTTAGACATTATAAGTGAGTTGGCTGCCGTTGCTGGGTGAACTGATGTTCCTACAATAACATTGGCTAGTTCCTCGTCAGCAGTTAGTGTAGCAGTGCGATTAAGGAATACTTGGTCGCTATCAGTTCCCAATCTGAAAAGAATATCGTCTGTAATGGTTATAGTCTTATTTGTTAGAGCTTCGCTTCCAGCTAAGGTAGCCACCGTCCCTGTCGTTGGTAAGGTGAGCGAAGTTCCAGCAGATATAGTCAAGCCAAGAGCGAAAGCACCAGTAATTGTCAAGGTAGAGGCTGCATTATTGGCTACTCCTGTGCCTCCATAAACAGGGCTGATAACTGTAGCAGTCCAAGAGCCTGCCGTAATAGCTCCTGTATTGGCAGTAATCGTCAGCCCATTGATAGAACCCATACCTGTCATAGTCTGGGCAGCACCAGTAATAGAGCCTGAAAGAGTTAAGGCAGGCACAGTAAGCCCAGTAGTGGCAACCGTGCCATTGATAGTCGGAGAGGTTAGCGTCATCCCTGTCTGGGCTACGCTCCAAGTGTTATCGGCAGAAAATGTTACAGCCCCTATATCTCCGCTGTCTATATCTACATTGGTCATATTTTGATTGGCAAAGTTAATGGCACCAGCAGCTTCAAACGCACCTATCTTGGTAACAGTGAGAGTGTCGGTGGCAAAGGTGAAGTCAGCATCGTCAATTAAAAGTCCGTTTGCACTGGCAAAGGGCACTCTACCACTCGTTAAGCTGTCGAATGTTCCCGATAATGCCCTAATGTTAAAGTTACCAATATCAACGTTATTAGCTACTGTAAGAGACGTAATTAAATCAACTGTCCCTCCGTTAATATCGGGGGTGGTTAAAACTGGAGAAACCAGAGTCAGCCCACTCAAAGAGCTTGCCCACTCAGGCGCAGTAGCACCAGCGTTTACTCTCAATAATTGGTTGGCTGTGCCGATTGCCAACCTGGAAAGTTGTGTGGCTGAAGTGGCAATCATCATATCGCCAGTAGCTTGACTATTAAAGACGTGTAACAATACATCTTCAAATTCAGTGCGGGTATAAACTGCACCTACGCTTTTATGAGCGAGTTCGTTTGCCATTTAATCCTCCTCCGCAATCAAGACGTAATCAAGGACTTCTTGCCCAACATTCATTGGGAAGTGACCTCGCCCAGTTGCGCTATCTCTTGCCAATCGGTCTATCTCTGCTTTAGCTATATTCTCAGCTTGGGTATTACTGGTTAATCTCATTTGTTTAGTAACTGTTTTTGGTAGTAGTGCGAAACTAACAGGCTCTGTAGCCATACCCCAATATGACTCTTCCATATCAGGGTAACTTTGAACTATTATCTTGTTGGGTGAAACAATCCTTCTACGGGTACTCTTTTCATAGATATTGTGGTCATCACTTTCCCTTCCATACTGGTAATCATATTGAAGTGTCCAGACTACTGTCCCATCAGCTATCGTATCATCTGCTATTAAAGTCCAAGTTGGCTCTGTTGCATCCGATACTCCTGTTGTAGTACACGTATAAATATAATCCCCACCAGCAATAGGTTTGACAACTTCACCCACGTAATAATTAAAGTTTTTCTGCCACGCCCTGGCAAAGGTCATAAAGATATGTAGTTTCCCATCTGCTTCAAACCTAGCATCGCAACCCGTAGGACTGAGAGCCTCTAGTATCATTTCCTGACGGCTTTGTCCAGGGATAACCTTGAAGTCATCTGATGGTATATAGGTATCTATTAGCCAATCTTCCACGTCCCAACTTACCAATATTGCTTCACAATGACTAAAGCAGGGCATTGTTGCCCCGGCTATGGCATTGATATGTGTTTTCATAGTATCGGAGGAATTTGCAATATGCTCTGTAGCATGAATCTCATAAGATTCCCCACTGGTCATTATATCGCTATCTAAAGCGAGGTCAGTTCCGCTAACATAGGCGCTAACTCTCGCCCATGTATTATCAGTAGAATTATAGACTTTCTTCCCCAAATCTCCAGACTCAAAGCCACCTGCCGTATTAACAAGGTGGTTTGCCGTTGTAGAAGTAGCCGTGCCTTTTTTATTGATGGGAGAAGCCTCATCCTCTGCCATCTGGTTTCCCTTACCAATTAGAGTAAGGACACAGACCAAATCATCACCCAACCATAGTAGGTCTTGAACTGTCACTGTTAATGGGGCCTGCCCTATATACTCATCCCCAGCACTGGTATGGTAGCCATAACTGATAACACCTTGATAGCCTTTCAGGTCTATTGAGGTAACATTACCCTCTCTGTCGTCAATCTGTACTTCAACAGTCTGAAACCAATCATTCACCCATTCCTTCATATCCAAAATACGATTAGTTGTATCGCAACCATAAGTCTGAGTAGTTTCCCCTGATTTTGTGAGGGTAATCTTATATAAAATGTCACCCATTGCCTTCTGGGCAGCTAAAAGTGTGGCGCTTAAAGTCTGCATAGTTCTCCTTAATCGCTAGTCCAGTTATGCTTTGCCACCAGCTTCCTACGCCTCTTTAAGGTCTCTAATTCAGCTAGAGTTGATGCCATCTTCTCCCGATAATAACTGATATACTCTCCCATAGTTCCACGACCACCTTTAGGTACTTTGTCAAAATTGTAGGAAGACCTGCTTAAAGCAGAATAAGCAGTCGCTAGTTCCACAACCAACCTCTCGAGTCCTGTATTAAGCGTAGACCCTACGATAGTGATTACAGCAGCAGTAGTTCCAGCATTTTCAAGCCCTGGCCAGAAAAGAATTACACCACCACCGCCTACTAGAGTTTTATCGGCTGTTACACGATAAGTTCCCCTAACTCCATCAATAGTAAAGAGAGTGTCTTCTGCCACTACCTCAGTTCCACTCAAATCAGCAATAGTTAAAGTTCTAGCTCCAGCAGCAGGAGTACCATTCAATGTTCCCGCTAAATCAGTTAGTTGTGAAACTCTATGTCGCTTCAAAAACCAGACATAGACCTCAACATCGGCGTCACTATCGGCTGAGTCGTCTACTGAGTCAATGTCTACAGTAAGGATATCGCCTTCGATAGTGAAGTTTCTCTTATCACCGATAGGATGCTCCACATACCCACGAGTAACCCCATGCTCTGGCGGGTCAATATAATCGGTTACATCCCCAATATAGATTTGCTTATTATCACGGCATCCCTTATTAAACAAAGCATAAGCCTCATCCCCATCGGGGAATATATCTTCAGAGAGTGTCAATTCCCCAGTGTCAACAAAGGCAGTAACCACAGCCCAAGTTCTGTCATCCTTGTTATAAACCTCTTTGCCAACATCGGTAGCAAGAAACTGAAGACTGGCATCATCTACAAGGGCGTTGGCTTTGTCCTCATCCGCTGTGCCAGTTCGAGACTCTATTTTGAAGACCTCCATCATCTCATACGGGGAATATTCGGAAACTAATCGGATAGCCTTTTCTAACTGAATAGCTACTTTAGCACTGGTAAAAACAGTGCTATCACCTTGGAGTTCAGTTTGGACTTCGGTCACTAACGTAGCAAATGATTTAGGCATAACTTACTCCTATTTCTTTATTACACATTGGGAACAAACTCGTCTGGATAACCCTTAATCCATGCTGATTTATCACTCCGTCTCCAGCCGAAAGACCAATTGAAAAGGGAGAGTTTCTTTATTGCTAATCTACCACAGTCAGGACAATGAGCATCGTGGCGTAAGACTATTGGCATTATTGCCTCAAACTTCTTACCGCACTCACACTCATAATCATATAAGGGACTCAAACTTCTGCTAACTCCCTTTTTGCCTTTAGTGCCTCACGAGCTTTGGTTAGATGTGGAAATTTATCCACAGGAATAATCTCCTGTGGGAAGACAGAGTTTGCCCTCAAAGCCAGATAGTCCGCCTGATTCCGTATGCTGCCACCAATTACGGAGTCGTAGGGATTATTAGTGATAAAAGTGCCGAGATACTTCTCACCATCCCATACCTCACATGGTTTGATAGTACGACCAGCATCAATCGTTGCCTTAAACTCACTCCATTGGTAGTTCGGATTTAACTTTGACATTCTCTATCTCCCTCCAATTTCTTTGTGGCAAATCCTCTTGCCATTCCATTTCATTCCACCATTTCATTATCCGATAAGCCCTCTGAGCATAGCAAGTATTGTATTCCTGCACGAGAATCAAGAAGTTCCACATACCCGTAAAGGCTTTGACTCTTATCCAATCCAACCCTTCGCACGCTAACCATTTATTACGAAGTTCAATCCACCCTTCTGTATTTCTGAACCTTATATAAATATCTGTTGAAGGATTTGGGAGAACATCTGCCAACAAGCCCCCTAGTTTTAGGACTAGCGGTTTGAATTGCTCTATGATGAACTCCTGCCTTCTTTTTTCTGTTAGACCAGAAGCCCCCTTAAAACTCCTCAGCTTGAACGGCATCAAACTGATAACCCATACAACTTGTATGCTAAGTTTGGCTATTTCCCAATACAACTACTTCTCCATGAGGGGGGGGCAATAAATACCCCCCCCTTCATTGCCACTTAACTATGCACGCCCCAGACATGGGCTACCCGACCTGTCAACATCCGTCCTATGACTTGTTTCCAAGTGCCGGTAGATGCTGAGTAATCCCCAGCCGTATCACTGAGAAACAGGTCAGCACCAATAGTCGCTGTGCATCCGGAGCCGAAGTCAAGCAAGACATCTGGATAAGCGATGATTTTATCACCACTAACACCAGACTGACTAGCAATCATCATCGTTCTCTTGGTGTCATCAGCAGCACAGGCACGTGCCCAACCAGTACTACCCCCATATATGGGGTCTCCAATTTGAACTGTGCCAATGAGTGTGACCTCTTGACCTCGTCCAGGCGACGACTGCTTTATGTTCCTTGCGCCATCACTAGGTTCTGCGAAAGCCATCTCAATTTACCTCCTTTTTCCTTATTCGTCACTGATATTTATGAGTCCAGCTAGTTTGTACTTGTCAAACAACCCAAAACCCATATATGCCTTGATACGCATAATATCAGCATCCTTCTTTTCGGCAGTGCCGACCAGTTTTGCCGACCACGGTTCCACCTGAGTAATGCAGAAGCCACCCTCATCCTTAACCCTACCACAGAAGATGATAGAGTTATCGTAGCCTGCCCCTTCTGTGGTAGCCTGGACATAAGCTGCTATGTCAATTACAGAAGAAGCGCCGTCCTGAATGTTATCTGGCACCCAGTCATTGAGATAGATGGGCAGTTTACCGAAATGCTCAATCCGATTTCCGAATTCGTCTTCGGTCACCCTTAACGGGCCACTGCCAGACGCATAGGCAAGTGCCTCTACTTTGCGCCGTGAGCGTTTGGACATCATCAGGAAGTTAGGGTCAATCACCCGGTCAATCAGTTTCCGTAGGTTGTCAAGAGTCAGGGCACCAGAGGTTGCGTGATTAGCCACGACTTGTGTGTTATTCACAGAGTCAAGGTCAGTCGTTGACTCTGACTCTACCTCAGCCAACAACCTTGCTACGCCCTTCGGCTGTTTGGTACTAGTTGATGTTGAAGTCTGACCGAGAATCATCATCTTCTTCATCCCAGAGAGAAAATCCTCCCACTGCGACTTCATTACTACCGCATCCGCATCCTGAATCTTATTCGTTGCCTTAGCGTAAGCGAACAGGTAAACGTCCATGATAGCAACATAGATAGCAGCGCTTCTTTGTTCGAATGTCGGCGATGATTCCGCAATGTCCTCAGTTGGGTCTTGCCAAGAGATGGTAGCACGGCTAGTTTTGACATTGTATTTCTCGCCGTTGCCAGCGATAGTCCTGATAGCTGGCTGGTTCCAGAAAGCGTCTTCCTTGAAAGCCCAATCATACAATAGAGGCAATACCTCATCTGCTTGGGCCAAGAGTTTTATATCTGCGAGGGTTATCATCTTTTAACCTCCCTTTTTACTTTATTTTTGACTCCTCATTTTTTCGAGAGCACGAGTTAACCTTTCTTCGTCTGGTAACTTAGATAAGTCATCTCCGCCCCCAATCGTCCTCCCAGAATCACGTCTCAAAGGTGTAGTCACAACCAGTTTAGGTAAGTTTTGAGCTTCTGCCTCTATCGCTTCAATTGAGCCGTCCGTGTCTTTTGCTAATTTAGCCAAGAGTTTAGTGTCAACAGTCAACCGAGTAGCAACTTGACTTATATTCCGTTCTTTCTCAGCTTTGTTAGCTTTATCCTCCCTTTCCGACAGTTTTTTCTCTCTCTCATCGAGTTCAGCTTGAAGGTCTCTTTCCCTTCGCCTATTCTGAATCTTGGTCAATTGGTTGGGTTCATCCTTATACTGCTCCTCTAAGGCATCCTCCTGTTCTTTTATGTATTTGGTGAGCCTCTCATGTGCAGCATTAGCAGCTTTTACTGCTCTCTCAGTCTCTGCCCTACTACGACCAACCTCGGCTAAGGCAACCTCCCTAATATGTGCGACCTGTTCCTCAAGAGTTTTGGGGGTTTCTTCTGGAGTAATCTCCTTCTCCTCCACAGGAGTTTTCACTTCGTCCTGTAAAGTTTCTTTGATTTCGTCCAATGTTTTTTCCTCCTATTTATTTTCCGTTAATTCCAACATAACAAAATTCCTGTCACTTGTCAACTTCATCTCACTCCCGGTCGTGCTTCCTGTAACTCCTCAATAAACCTCTCTGTGGGCGTTATACTCAACCTCCTTCTTTTCTCTGTCATTGTAATACTCCATAAAAAGACTGAACCATCAGGTCGCCTTCTCGTTCCCCACTCATCTAAGTCGGGATTTTCTAACCTGTATTTATCTCGTTCATAACCAGTGGTCAATGTATTGTAGTGCAACCACTTAGTAAAGACATCACGAGTAGGGAGAAGGCGATAGTCCTTCTTTTGATTACCCAAGATACCACGATAAACCTCTTTGTAGAAGTCAGGATGCTCTGACATAAACCAGTCATCTTCATACCATTTATCTTGATTAGTAGTATCTTCCCAATCTTCAGGTTTGCCTTCACCTATAATCGTGTAGTAGCCTACCCAATCATCAATGGGATTACCAGTTGATTTAGGGTTATCATACTCTGTCTTTGTCATTACGGTCTTATAAGCATTACGTCTTATCTCAGCCAAACCGAACTCAGTGTATTTACCAGCACTATCAAATCTTAGTGCTTTGTATCGGGCTTTCCGAGCATTAACATTCTCTTCATAATAGTCAGAGGTAGACTCACCTAGACCATCAATTTCGTCAAATTGGTCTGGATACTGGTCATAGATATTGTCATACTCAACGGATGGGATATCTTCAAATGGGACGAGTGTTCCTTTTCCTACAGCTTTCATCGCTATACCGAAACTATTGAGATCGCCCAAGTCATCATACATCATTCGCTCTTGCCTGAAGCCTGCGACTGGGTGCTCAAAGTATTCCACATAGGTCTCAACCTCGGTATCAGGGAACTTCTCACCTGTTATCGTGCCAGTCAGTCCGTAGGCTTCTCGTCTGCGGTCAGCTTTGCGATAGTTCTCATTGTCAGCCATATAGGTAGCCCTCTCCGCAGCAATAGCCCGCTCTCGCAAGGTCTCATTGGCGTAGGTCATCTTGGCGTGCTTGTCTTTTATGCCAGCAAGATACCAAGTATCCTCTTTCTCATACTTAACATCAATACGCCAGATGGGGATACGGGTTTGGTCTATCGGCTGTAATGCATTATCACCCCAGATATTTTCGTCAGTCCTAAAGTCATCATACTCAGGATTGTCAACCCTAAATAACATAGACTCAGCACTGGAAGAACCAACACCTTCCCTATCCTGTATCCTGCCATAATCCACATGACTCTCAATAAGCGGAGTCGGAATCGGAATATCATCAGTTCCCTTTTCAATCGCTTCTATCCTCCTATCAACATCAATATATGTCTCATCACCAATCTTAGTGGCATTGAGGTTGGCTCTGGCTTGCCCCCTTGCGGTCAGTCCAGTAACAGGGTCCTTCTTTATATCATCCAAATCACCCACCCAACCTTCCGTGTCTTCCTTATTGAGTTTATTCCAAGTGTTGTGATACTCCGGGATAGTCTTAAATTCCAGTGAAGCTATCGGGGTATCTATCGGGTCAGAGTCAGGAAATAACCATTCTCTTAGTTTAGGATTTTTTGCTTGAACAAGTTTATCTTCCCAAGAATTAGCCCCAAACTCCTCGACAGCATCGTTTCTCTCAAAGTAAGCAGTAACCTCCGTCTCAGGTGGTAATGTCAGTTCTGGTATAGCACTATCAGGTATGTCCAGAGACTTTACTAGCCCTAGAAATTGATTGTAGGCTTCTTTGGTGAGTACCTTAGCTTGACCAAAGATAGCAAACTCAGCGTTTTCTTTAGAATGAGACTTGAACCAGTCAGTTTGAGGGTTAATACTTATGTCTGGATTTTCCTTAATAAACTGCTTTTTATCAGTCGCAGCATTGTATTCTAATAGAAGCGCTATCTGCCTTCGTTTCAGATTCCCCAAACGGGCTTTGGGATAATCAACCTTATGAGCATTCAAAGCTGCCAATCCCTTAAACTTGGTGCGTTCCTCTTTACCCTCAACAATCTTTACTCTAGTATATGTAGCCCGCTCACTAGCATCAGTTATCCTTTTCCGTTCTGCCCATTGATTCGTATAGTCGCTTAAAGTGTCACCTTTGGTTTTATCAAAGTTATAATCCTGTAAACGAATATCTGGTAATGTATTAGCCTCAGATTGTTCTATTTTTACAACAAGATGCCCCAGACCAGCATAACCTTTGTCAGCTAAGACTTCTTCGGGAGGTGTGTATTGTAAGAGGCGTTTTATGTCGGAATAGATATTATTCATCTGGTAAATATCGGGTTTCTTTTTTGATAGAACTGGAGTTTTGCCAATTATCTCGCCTAGCTGTTCCTCTAAGTCCTGTATCTTTAACTCTTTTTTAGCGCTTATATCATAACCACGCAGACCAAAAAACTCAGCAGTAGCTATTATCGCCTTATCCTGTAGTGTGCCTCCTTCCAGTAGAAGGTTTTGTGTCCATATCATCATAAAGTTTTCGCCTACAGTTTTGGAAAAGCTGAGGATATTGTCCCTAGTAGGCTCACCAATATAGTTTTTGCCTGTTATTAAATCAAGCCCAGTGCTTACTCCAGGCGATAGATTGCCTCGCAGAAAACGGAGAGCAGGCTCGCCAACTTCTCCAGTTCTCAGCATATTCCCAAAGGTCTTAATCACGCTTCTGACTTTACCACCAAGTCCAACCTTTACTCCCATTACATCCCAAGTAAAAAACTTATGGCTAGTAGGGTCGAAATGCTCCCATATCTCATCCTCATCCTCTCCTAGCCATATTGAGATAGCAACTGCCATAGCAGATAAACCAGCAAAACCTTGTGCTAATGAGAGGCGAGCCTGACTCCCTCTTATCCCACCATGGACTATATCAAAGAGATAGCCAGCGACCGCCCTGTTATACCGGGGGGCAAGTATTAAAGCGGTTTCTACTTGCCTCTGTGTGGATGACACGCCAATTCTGGCGCTGGATGTTATCCCTCTAAACTCATTGATGAACTGGTCAACTTCCAGTGTTCTTTCAGGCGTAGTAGCCAAATGGTCAAGTGATTTGGCAAGTTCTATCCCAGATACATCAAGAGCAGCCTCAAAGCCTTTCTGAAATGGAACTAATGGCTTTGCCAAAATACCGAGTTTCTTGCCAAGCCCACCTCTACCCATAAACTCAGTGAACTCAGTACCTCTACCACTAAGAAGTAAAGTAGGATGCTTATTGATTATGTCCCTGTTGTTAGCGTAATACCGATATTGAAATTCAGGGTCAAACAGTGCCGTGACAAATCCGCCCCAAGTTTTAGCGTAAGCCTTTGGGCGGTAAAATGCCAAGAACTGAAGCTGTATCGCCATCGGACTAGCATCACCAGCTAGCATAAAGAATCTGCCAACAGCATTGACCTTGTTGACCGCTGCTAATGCTTCTATAAACTGAGGTTGCAAGCCTGCTCTAAGTATGTCCGCAATTTCCTTTGCCTCAGCCCCAGTAAATATCTTGCCCTGAAATGCCGGGTGAGCTATTGAAGCCTCCTCATACTTAACCCTTAATGCTTCTTCCCTAGCTCTAGCTCTTTTATCTACTGCTTGGGCATACTCAAGTCTTGCTTCGGAAATAAGAGCCTTAGCCTCGTTAGTAAGCGTTTGGACAATATCCGCCGTTTCTGGAGAGGGCTTTTGTAACTCAGGGATAAGGGTTTTCAAAGTATCAGCTTGGTCGGAATAGACAGAGGCTATTGAATTTATGGTATTGCTAGGCACTCTCTCCCCACGCACCGCCCTATTAGTCGCTGCTAGCAACTGCTGGGCTTTACGCAGTCTCAGCCTAGATGACTCCGCCTGTAATACTAGAGCTTCTGGCGCTGCCGTTGTCCTCCAGTCAACCTTAGTTAAAATCCATTCCGCCATCTGTTTATCGGCAATCTTATAGTAAGCACCAAGAGTATTATAGTAAAGAGCCTCATCACTGTTCATATAACGGTAGCCCGCACTAATTCCATCGAAGGCGTCCTTAAAAACTCTAGTCTTTTCAAAGGGTTGTTTTACCCCAACTCTTCCACCAACCGCTATGCGCCCAGATTCTATCAGTTCGCCAGAGTCATTGAACTTTCCCATCACACGGCGACCAGCATATACACCACCGTCTTCAAATGATAATTCGTTAATCTCTATGCCATTTCGCTTTAGAGCTTCAAGTTTCACCTTTTCTATTTCTTCAGCCCGCTTAATCCAGTCCTTTTGCTTCTCTGTCATCTGAGCAGAATACTTAGCAGGGTGAGTGCGAATCTCGTCAAGCGGTAATGCTGCAAAAGGTTCTTTAGTTAGCAATCCCATTTCATCCGTCTTTCCCCATATTCTGTCTTGTGTCCCGATTTCCCATAGATGAGACATAACCCCTTGTGCCTTCTGCGCACCCTCATCTTTGAGAGCAACACGAAGAATTAAGGCTTGCTTTGCTGGGTCATTAGCTACGGCAGCAGGATTGAAAAGCCCCACAGCCTTTTTGACCAGAGGTAGATTAGCAACACGTCTCCAAAAATCAGGCTTAGAATATAAATCTACAACTTGTTGGGGCGGTTGAAGATCTGGCATAACCAGCCTACCTTCCTCAATAGGGGCAGGTTGCGGTGAATGTGTCAGTGATGGTTCAGGTGGAGGAGGCTCTTTAGGTGGTGGAGGTGGTCTTACAACTCTATCTTCAGATACTGTAACCTTGTCTGGCATAGGTAAAGTAGTTTCTGGCGGGGTATCTACTAGAGTCAGAGGTGCTTCCCCTACCCCCTCAGTAACAGGGGGTGTAACCTCAGACTTTAATGCTCTGGTAGCAGCATTCCAAATATCTCTACTACCTATTGGCGGTTGTTTGACCTTCCCAGGGCCTGCTCCACCAGTAACCCCCATACCAGCTTGCCGTTCGTATTTCTGCTGTATAGCCTCAATAGTTTTAGTGTCCCCTTTATTAACTGCATCTAGAAGTCTTTGCCCATCTTTCTGGATTGTTTGTGATACGGCTTCTTTAAATACGCCTCTATCAATAATGTTGGTGATATTTTGTATTTCACTGGGCGTTAGTTTCTTAACCTCTGGTGCAGGTGTAACCTCTGCTGGGGGAGTTACTTCTTTGGGGAGTGCTACCTTACGAGGAATAGTTTTTAATGCTCTACCCCTATCTAAAAGAAGCTCATAGATATTAGGGAACTCAGTTTGTAAGCGAGGATAATAAAACTCTGGGTCTTGCTGCATTTCCTGAAAAGTTGGGAACCTATCTTCCAAAGCTTTTAATCTGGCAACTTCTTCTTCTACAAGTTTATCCCCCGCATACTCTGTTGCCTTCATCTGCTTGAGACTCCTCTGTTCTGCTAACCACTTTCTCGTCGCCGTCATCTCAGCGGTGGTTTCATCTATGACTTTTTCAAGCGTTGCGGTAAATTGCTCAGGTGCTACCTCTGCCTCTGTAGTGGGTGTTACTTGGGAAAAGATATGTAATTCTTCAGCCCCTAACGTGCCTTCAGGGGAATAGATTGCATCATAACCTTGTGCTTGAATTATTCTCTTCGCTTCTGCATCAAATTCGTGACCTTTTGTGAATGGGTCAATACCAATCCCCAATTTATCAGCTAATTCCTGCTTACCCCCTTCCACAACATACGGATTCTTTGGCATCTCGGCAGGAGTTAATTTCTTGACAGTAGCTTGCTCACCAACTTTAGCAGTTCCATAATCACCTGCTACACTTTCACTAGCCGACCAGAATGTATCACCACCTAGTTCTTTTGATACAGTCCCCCTAAACCAAGGCTTAGCCGTTACCTCACCAGCCCCTACCTCTGCCTCTGTAGTGGGTGTTACAGCCTCTACTGGTGGTACTGTGGGGACTTCTGCGGTTAGTTGGGGTTCTGTATCAGTAGGTATGACATCCTCTGTGATGTTTTCATCTATTGTGTCAAATAAGATATGCCCTTCACCTATCTCACTTTTCAGAGACTTCTTAATCCTATTAACAGAAGACACACTTACCTGACCAGTTCCTCCCATTATTGTCGTTAAAAGGAATGTTTGGGGAGCTACCTCCTTAAACGCTTCCTGCCAAGTTATTCTCCCCTCTCTCAATCCAGCCTCCACTTCAATATCTGACTGTCCCTTTTGCGTTATTGTCTCAGTCAGAAATTCTTCACCATAGATTCCACCCACTTTAGATAGAACCCGTGATGCCAGTGACCTACCAATCATCTTAGTTAAGGGAGTAGTTAATATCTTTGCAAATGCAAGATTACTGACAGCCTCTGGGATTGCTTCCCATAGACCATACTTCCTTGCTTTGTCTGCAAAATCATCCTTTAACTGCTCTTCCTCTTCTATGGTTAATCCAACTCCTGTTCTGGCTAACTTTTCTTCATTCATTAACTCCAAGTAAGTTTGTGTTATCTGATAAGTAGTCATTTGATAAGCAACTCCACCCGAAGTTGCCGTTCCTGCTGTCCATGCAGCCACCCTAGCCCCAGGTACAGGAAGCAAAGCTGTCGGAATTCCAACAGCAAGACCTGCTCCCATCGAAGTTAGAGAATAACCGATATTGCGAGAGACTGATGCCATATCAGCAGGGGAAATCCCAAGCAGAGAAGGATTTGCTATATATTTTTCAGAAACCCCACTAACAAATCTGTCCATATTTTTGTTAGCATCTTCTATAAATCTATCAGCCCAATCCTTATCGGCAACACTCG